ATATGAAATTAGGAGAATATCTTCCAGAAGTTCCTGAAATGGCTAAGTCCATGGGAAAACTTGGTTCTCAGATAGATATGTTTGGGGACATGATGGAATTAAGTAAAGCCGCTGGAGATACAGGTACGGGACCTACGTTTGGTGTTGACTACATAGTTAATACTTATGTAAGAAATCAACTTGCATATAGAAAACAATTAATTCAAGATTTACAAACTGTAGCGTATACCTGTGAAGAATTAAGAGCTCCTATAATGCACATTACTGGGGAGGTATTTAGACGAGGTATAGAGTTTGAACCCACAAAAGAAGACCCCGATGAAAGTCAATTAGATAGAATAAAGAGCTTTTTAGATGACTGTAATGTGTTTGATCAAGGACTTGAAGAAGTTTTAAGACAATTTCACTGGGACTTAAACACTGTAGATGACGCGTTTTTGTACTTTGCAAAAGAATATTATGATAACGGTGACGGTAAATTAACATCTAGAGTAACAGAAATTAGAAGAATTAACCCCGCACTTATAGAATTTGATTTAGATGAAACAGGTTTACCTAAAAACTCACACTTTTTCTGCCCTATACACAGAGAACAAATAAAAGAATCTCCAGAGGAATGCCCTGAAGAAGACTGTAAACAAACACTACAACCTGCTATGTATAGATACTTATACAGAACAGAAGTGCATTACTTCTTAGATACTGAGATTGTGCATTTATCTAAGTTTAACCCAACCGAAACATATGGTTGGTCACCTATTTTAACAATATTTGAAAAAGCTCTAACCTTGATTGGTATGGACAGAAACTTATACAGGTATTTCTTTGAAAGAAAAATGCCCGCATCTATGGTTATGGTAACTACAGATGACCCAGAAAGTTTAAAGAGAGAGCGTGAATCACTTGCTGCGAAAACAAGGCAAGACCCGAACTACATACCTATGATCGCTGTATCTTCTAGAACAAATAGAGGTAGAGTTGATATGGTAAGACTATTCCACACACTACAAGAGATGGATTACTTACCAGTAAGAGCAGAAATAAGAGAAAGAGTATCTGCTATATATGGTGTATCTCCTGTTTTTCAAGGAGCACCTGATTCATTTGGTGGATTGACACAACAAACTTTACAATTAACAGTAATGAGTAGGGTTGTTGAAAGAGATCAAAGACAGATTATGGAAAAGATATTTGGGGCTATAATAGATAACTTCGGAATCACTGATTTTAAAATGGTTTTACCTAACCCAGAGGAAAAAGCTGAGGCAACTAGAATTGCTCAATCACAACAAAGAGCCGCTATTGCACAACAAATGTTAAATATGGGATTTGATGTAGCTCTAAATGGTAATAAAGCTAAAATTGATGAGCTTGACTTTGTAGTATCAGGGGAAGCTGTACCAGTGGCTAAAATACAAGGGGAGCAACAGGCATTAGCTTTAGAGCAAGCTGAACAACAAGCAGCCCAACAAAAAACTATGATGGACGCACAAGCTGCTCAAGCAGCGATGGGGGGCGAGCAAGCACCTGAGCAAGAACAGGAACAGGATCAACAAGAAAGCGAACCAGAGGAAGGTTCACAAGAAGAGCCTGTACAAAAAGCTGTAGTAGACACCCCCAGAGGATTTGAGAATTTAGAAACTTCTAAATTTAAAAACCCTGATTTAAGTAAAGGTGTAACAACATCTACATGGATAGACAGTTTAGCCGAACAAGGATATCAGTTTCCTATAATTAAACAAGTATCACCAGACGGAAGCAAGATATGGTTCTCTAATGCTGGCGAGGAATATACAGGACACTTAGGCGGGTCTGGGATTAATAGTATAGAAAAAGCATACTTTGGCAATCCAGTATTCTCTGAAGCGGGTGGTAAAAAATACATAGGTGACCAATATCAATATGAAAGTGGTGATGGAAGTTCTAAACCAAAAGCAGTAAATGTAGAAGATTATGATGAGGATGACGATTAATGGCTATAAAAAACTTTAAACCAAAAGACACTAAGTATAAAGCCATACCAAAAACAGCTAAACCGAAGTCACCAAATGAGCCTGATGAGTACGAAGATCACTCATATAATCATAGAGAGATAAAACCAGATGGAACAACTGTTTACTACTATGACAATGGAGTAAAAGCAATACATCATCCTAAAAATACTGCTCGTGATTACCACAGGAATGCTGCTAAACACCATCAAAAACAAGCAAATAACTTTTTAGACAAAGATAAAACCGACTCGGCTTTATCACATTTAAGAGCTAGACTAGGGCATATATTAGCCATGAAGAAAAAGGACAAGAGTGCTGTAGAAAAACTATATAAAGATTTTGGAGGAGCTGACTCAGGGGCAGGCGATATTGTGGCAGTAGCATCTGATCCGGGTATATTTACTGAAACTTATAGCGGCACTAATAAAGATGATAAGAAAAAAAAGTCGACTAAAAAAGAAATAGAAGAAAACAAAAAACGAAAAAAGAAAGCAAGTGGTCCAGATAAACTAGATAAATGGTTAGAGGACACACAAGAGAAAACTTTAGACTTAGTATCTTTAACAAAGACTAAATATGATTTAGGAAGAACTGGTGGTCTTACTCCTGACGCGTCTATAAAAACTCCAGACGAAGAAAGAGATGTAGAAGAGTTTATGGAAGCTAGAACTAAAAGTGCTGAGAATAGGGCTATGGGTATTAAAGAAACTAAAGATGGCAACATAAAAATTGATGAGTCAATAAATTTATCTAAAACGCACCAATTTAGTAATTATGTTGCTAACATACTAAATGATGTTAGAATACAACTTAACAAGGAAGATGATGAAGTTGTAACACAAGAAATGTATGATGCAGATATGTTAGAACAAGCAGAAAGTTTAAATAGATTTATAGATGCTTCACGTGAGTTTAATAAAGACTTCAAGGCAAATCCATCTAAGTATGGGGTGGTTGTAAAACCAAAAATAGAAAAAATGGAAACTGATTGGTCAAAAACCAAAAAAGATGCTAAACTAGTAAATATGCCTTTTTTGAATAATTACAAAAAATCCATAGAAGGTAGGAGAGAAAACCCTCCAACAGTAGAAAAACAGTACGGGACTCCAAGAAGTCCTAGACCGGATAAGAATGGATATAGGAATCCGCCTAATAGGAGAATACCTGATCCAGAAAGTTAATAAGGAGAAAAGATAATGACAACATTCGTCATACCAGAAGAGGCAAAAGAAGAGATAGTAAAGAGAAAAATGGCAGGAGCAACATGGAGTGCTCTATCAAGATGGGTAGAAGAAAGATGGGGTGTAGCAGTACACAGGACCACATTACAGAAGTGGTACGATAGAGAAGTAGAGTTACTTGATGAAGAACAGGCAGGAGATATGGAAGAGATGCAAACAGACTTTACACCTGAAGCACATATCAAACTTGCTAAAAAAATAGAAACTTACAAAGGTGAATCTAGATATTGGAAGAAAGTTGCAGAAGCAGCTATCAAAAAAGATGCTAAAGAAAACCTTCTTATAGACTCAATTAAAAAATTTACCCCTTCATATAAAGAAGTAAAGAAATACAAACGCCGAAAACCCACAGGTAAAATAAAAGGGAATAGCACGCAGTCTATGATTGCCCCTCTTACAGACACTCACATTGGTGACAATGTAGAAGGTGAACAAATGTTAGGGTTAAATGCTTACAACATTGATATATTTAATAAAAGACTATACGGATGGGCAAATCAAATTATTACACTAGTAGAACTTAGGCGTAATTCCGCAGACGTTGATGAGCTTATAGTTCCTATGTTAGGAGATATGATTAGTGGAGACATACATGAAGAGTTAGCTAGGACTAACAATGACCATTGTATGGGACAAATGATTAGAGGAGCTAACCTTATTTCACAAGCACTTATGCTTATAGCTCCATACTTTGATAAAGTAAGAGTTCCATGTGTTGTAGGTAACCATGGGCGTATGACTAGAAAACCGCCTATGAAAGATAAGTACATGGATTGGGATTACATGTTGTACCAATGGGTATCTGTATTCTGTCAAGATCAGAAGAACATTGAGTTCCATATTCCAAAGTCTTTCATGACTACAATTAAAGTATGTAACAGAGATATTCTATTAGCACACGGAGACTTTATTAACGGTGGTGGAAGTGGCACTTCAATTAGTAGGGGTGTAAATAATATGCGAAATGTTATGGCATTTAGAAAAGGATTAATAGATGAAGTACATCAACTACAAGATAGTTCTTTAGAAAATATACCTGACAAATTTGAAACAGCATTGTTTGGACACTTTCA